CGCATCCAAAAACAAATCAAGCAAGAATGCTTGATGAATAGTCATCTTTTCTTGTTCTAAAAAGTCCAGACTTATTTCAAAGTTCGCTCCACTATTAAATGCTTCTATAGTTTTATTCCCAGAAACATCTAGTCCACCCACAACAGTATGACCCGCTCTTAAATCAATCACATCAATACTGCTATCGTCTCGTAATAGCAATGGTGGGTCAGACGCCATGTGTGCTACGCGAATCTGTGTGCGCTTCATCTGGTTTCGCATTTGAATCGCAGGCAACACCCTCAACAATGTGCCGCGACCGTATTGCTCAGTGGGTCTGCGTGAATCGCGCGTAATCGCATATGGGAACGTTCTGAATCCACCCTTACGCAAAAATGAATCATTATTTCTATCATGCAGCCAATGACGGGAAATGAACATAAACTTGTCAGGATTTAAGCTATCTGGATCGAATTCAGGATTTGGTCTGACGGCATGAATTACAACGAAAAATGTCTCGGAGTTTGCCTTCAATTGTTCTAGAGAACCAGGTGGCACATTCGCTTCGCCATATTCATCGAGTATCTGTCTGCCGGACATCCTATACCGGCGATATACCTTATCCACAAATCCTTGCTGATTTTCAGATATGAATATTTCAGCCAGATGGATTGGCTTGTACCATAAGGGACTACGAAACCGAAGATCTCCACTACCAGCCCCAGTGAATAGTGCCCCAGTACCGAACCCTATCAATGAACGGTTCTGCTCATGTTTACCTACTGCAAATCCAGCCGAGGGTGCATATCTCCGCTGAAATAAAACCTCGGTCGCGACATCAAAATATCCACGCACCGCCTGTATCTTATCCAACTCAGCATTTGTCTGCCGCAGTCTGTGCCACTTCTGATTCTCCGGTGTTGTCACGCTTCCATATAACGCCGTAGCCCTATCAAGGGCCAACTCAGCGGTCTCGTCATACTGGAATCGCCGAACCTGTTGCCCTTGCGTGAATGTTTCCTGGTTGAAATGGTCGTCTCGCGGAGATGCTATCCTTGCCGCACGCGACCAGTGGTTCTCGAATGTGCCACGCTGACCTACGAGTAGCTCGAATTCAGATTGTAGTTGTCGGGATTCTTCGGACATGGGCTACCGAACTCTCCGTTTCGTACCGCCCAGATTACTTTTGAATATATTCGCGCCAGGCTTCGTACCACGGCCAGCCAACAACGTACTCTGAAATCCGCCGCGTGCCGCTATGCGCCGTCGAAGTTTGCGTGCGTCTTCTGAGGGATCGATTTCCTCGACTGGCGGAATTTTAGGTTTTCCGAATAAGAAACTCATGGCTATCTCCAAAATTACCGCACCGCACGATTAGTGCCGCCTAAATTACTTTTGAATATATTAATATTAGACCTGCCCAAGGTCGCTTTAGTAGATACTCCAAATAGCCCTGGCTGAGTCATTTGCAGTCTTCTTCTTGCTCTTTGAAATTCTTTCCTGGATTTACGCTGCTCTCCCGCATCACCACGAAAGGCCAATTCAAGCCTCTCTTCAAAGTTCTGGGTCCTAAATAATGAGCTCATGGTTGCTTGCCTCGATGTATCACGCCAATCCAAACTCCAATTCATCGTACTCTGTCCGCACCTTAACAGATTCGCGTTCCTCTCGCAAGCGCCGCGATATGACGTTTTCCGTAAATGTCATCGCCAATACGTCGCCGCCGTCCGGGGATTGAACCCCTCGGGCACGCATGTCTTTCTTCGATTCAAGCTGCAAATACCCTTTGTCACGGTCGTACTTAACGCCAAGCAGGTCATCACGCAACTCCTGAATGTTCGGTATCTCTACCGGGCCGTCTTCAAGCCAATTCTTACATCTACCCCAGCATTCAGCGCGTTTATTGGCGTATTTTCTAGTCCCGTCCGGGTTCAAATCAACAGGTTTACTGGAGAAATTACACGGCCTTACTACGCGGCTGTACCCACTTCGCCTCAAATAGTCGTAAATCGGACCCCCGAGACCCCCTACATCGACAAATAACCTGTCTAATTGATACTTTTCGATGTATTTCTTCGCCATTTCGACCAAATCAGGCGCTTCCAGACCCTGAAAGTACTCAATATTCTCCATTCTACGACCAATACGATGTCCAATACCCGTTCTATCTGCCTTCATGGTGCTACCGGCAGGGTCAAGCGCCCCTATTACAGCCTCTCCGAAGATATCCTGTATCTCGGGCTTTGGTTCTCTGGCTTCATCCACAGTTCTAGGGTTCAAAAACGACTCTTCCCCGCTCTGTTGGAACGCCTCATCCAGCGTGGAGGGATATTCCTGCTTAAACAGCCAATCGCTGCCCAATTCAGCACGTTTAAGCTCCATCCAGTACATTTGCTCTCTGTCAAGACGGAATTTCTCTTTTTGCTCCTGTAGCAATGCCTCATATGGGGTATCCCGCTGACCCCAACCTACAGGAGGAGCCTGCCGGTACTCATCCTGCCAGTACCACGGCGTAAATATGATCTGATACTCACCGTTGCCGTCGCGAGCATCCATGCATAACTCATAGAACTTCCCATGCGGCCCATTGCCGGTGCTTTCAAGGATAACTTCCGTGCCTTCAGCCAGGGTGCCAGTGGGGATGCTCTGCATAATACCGCCAAAATGCTCGTCTGCGTTTAACCAAAACCCTACTTCCGATCCGTGAAAATAATGAACCGTACCACCACGCCCCACCCCTTTAGTCCCCGCAGTTCCCACATAATACGTGCTCTTGAGACTTCCAAACGATAACTCATTTGTGGATGCAGCCGTCGTACTTGGTTGAAATTCTCCATCGCTTTCATCGTAGAACATCCTCGTTATCTTGAACAGTTTCTTGGTCGTGTCCTGCGCGTGGCTCAACACGAATGCATTTACACCCTTACGATGGCTTACCCGTTGATAAAACCGCCCTGCTATTAAAGTAGAACACCCCATCTGCCGTGCCTTGCATACAAGCGCCCTAACGCGGCCTATGCGTTTGTATTGCTTCTCCAGCGCCTCGTGAATGTGCAATTGCGCCCTGTTTAGCTTGAACGGAACTATACCCCCACCCTTACCTATTATTCTGAGGAGTTCTTCTGCATAGAACGGGAAGTCCTGAGACATCTTGAGCCGTAATTTACGCTCACCCTTGAACTGTTCCTTGGGAACGACGATGGGCTCGGGGTGGGTTATAGATGGGTTAAGGGGCATGAAAATTCCCACTCAATATTGCATAGGTCAACTGATTGATAAACTCTTCATTCCACTGACGGTAATCCTCAACAAGGAATTTGTGAAGTTCTTCGTTTCTGTTTTGCACTGGATTTAATAACCGATCCCATACAAAATTGTATTCGCGCCGGTGTGCAATATGAAGCATTTCATGCAGGATAAATGAACGCTGTTGTTTTTCGGGCTTGTCTAAAAATCTCGACAGGATACATATGGTTGCGAACCCATATTCCGGCCTAGCCTTATTCCAAGCCATCGTACCCTCAGGGGCATCGCTATGCTCATCGTAAATTTCGACTGTCAAAGATCGCAACCAGAGAGGTAATATGTACTTGTAACGATAAATGATATCGCGTACATGCGATTCATTGGCTTTTACTTCAAAGTTCTGGAGTTGGATGTCTAAGTTCACTCTGTGCTTCCGCCATATTTACCCTGCGATTACAGGCCCGGCATGCAATGAATTTTGATTTACCCCAAATATCTCTAGGGACACTGATTACTTCTTCCTGGGTCTTCTCTTTGTCGCAGTGTTTACAGTGGTAGACCGGTGTGGCGTCTGTGTTCTCGCGGGTTATCACCGTCATCTCTCCCCTCCTGGTTGTGTATCTGCGACCTCTCTTACTGAATGCGCGTTGAGGCGAGATAGAATTTCACTCATACAGGCTCTAGTCATCCCTTTAATCCCATCGGTATCTTCTACCGCCGCCACCCCTGTCGCTGCCATACACTCCAAACTCACCGCGATACTGCGCAGGCAGTGGAGTTGTGCTAGCTGAAATGGATTGACGTATCCGGCTAACTGTGTGGCTTTATGGTCGTCTATGTCAGGTAGTTTCATGGTGCTACACCATCCCACCGAAGCCTGTTTTCTCTATAATTATCCTCATTGTATTTGGGCCATCGCCAGTCATCCCCTTCACCAAGGCCCTCACATTCACAAAGGAACCGTAATACACGCTCCCTTGTTGGCTTATCTAAATTACGCGACTCAAAACAACCCTTTATCTCAGCGATGGCCATGAGGTCTGCGCCAAAGACTAAGGTAGGCGGTATAACTGAATCGTTGGTTGATGTGTCGTCATTCGGTAGACCCATGGCATTCCTCCTCCACCTCGCCCTCCGGGATGATGTCTCCGGTGTTGTCGCTCACCTGGTACCCTCCGCGCGTCAGACATGGCCGCACTGAGCGATACTTCGGCTTGCCTATGCGCCATGCGTTAGTATCCACTGTCTGTGTCTCCTCCATATCTCTATATATCGTGTCGCGATCTAGCTCCCATGACTTAACCGCATCGCTCCTCTCCGGCTCCATACCACTGCCCTCGCAGCGCGTGCAGCGTGGGATGCCTTGGCGGTCGTATGGATGATACCCTACGTTCTGTCTTAATCCATCCCCACCACACGCTGTGCATATGCCCTCTACCATCTGCATATCTGTGTCCCTCCGTTACGCTCATTTTATCCTCCCCTCTATGGGGTGCCTGGTCCAACGAGGGAAGAACCAGACACCCCGGGAGGGAGTTGACACCAGGCGGTGCCCACGATTGAGTATTATATCGGGATTGGTTGGGTCTGTCAAGTGTAATTACTGGAGCCTCACCAATTACAGAAGAGCCCAGTTTAACCCTGTAGTCAGCCGCTCTTTTGTCATCATAAGATATTCATGTAGATTATCGATTGCTTCCGCTTGCTTCTTGATTTGCTCGTTTTGAGCCTCATTCTTTTTAGCAAGGATAAGTAGCATAGCAAGAGCACCTCTATTAAGGTTTGGAGCGCCATCGCAACGCAATAATGCAGCCTCTGTTGGTAACAATTCTTCTAGAGCAGCAGTCATTTGTTCTTGATTCATAAGTGATAACATGGGTTTCTCCTGTGGCTGTAGATTATACCAGGGTCGACGTTGTCTGTCAAGTTTAATTAGTGAGCCAGAAATAGCTGAGGCCGCCCCTGACGGGACGACCTCGTAACTCTTTCTACACGTGGCAGATGAGCTAGACGGTGCGCAGAATGGGACTCTGCCTCGCGAGCTCCGTACCCTTTCCGCGTGCTGAGGGTGGCTATTACGTCTACCCTCTATGCCCCTATCGTCTAGTGGTCTAGGACGCCAATATAAAAAGCGGCAGACCCCCGGCCCAAGACACCACCCTCACTCATAGAGGGCTGCCACCCCTAGGGCGACCTTGGGTGAGTCCGACGTTGTCTGCCAATAGATAGAATAACATAAACTACAAGCCTTGTCAACCTGTCAACCTTAATGTTCAAAAATTAGGTACAGGGGCTATGGGCCTGGGGGCGATTTTCCGTACCGCCGTTTCCCCCGTGCCCCCCATCGCGCTCCCCCGACACACCGATGCAATAATCGTATCGCAACTGCATTGCCAAGTGTATTGCACACGTGTTCAGTAATCACATGTGTCCTATGAGCACACCTGTCTTTTGAGCACATCTGCGCAGTATGCCAAAATGGCAAAGCATTGCATAGCAACGAGTTACACGTGCGCTCGACTTGGCACGCTACCTGCACGGGGAATTGCGGTTGACAGACAACGAAGTAGACCAGTTGAATCGGAGGGCGAGACAATGAGAGCACGACTATTGATTTGTGACTCTTGCGGAGTAGAAGATTACTTCGACGAGCCAACACTACGCGACTTCGTAGATAATGACTGCGAATGCGCAAGTTGCGGCGATACCGTCCATAAGGATTATGGATGGATTACACTCGAAGACCAAGAGCCAATCTAGCCTAGACCCACTATCGGCAGCCTGCGGGCTGTCGTCGTGTGAGTCTTGACGACAAATGGAGGAGGGATGAGAAATGGAAGCGAAAGACACACCAGAACAAGGAAAAGAAATAGGCGGATACCAGTGCCCTGTACATGGCGAATGGATAGCAGATAGTGGTACACACAGCCCATTCCAAGGAAAACCATGTCCTAAGTGTCAATGCGACAGTAAATTAATATATGTAGAGTACAAACGCTGGCCGAATGAGTAATCTAGACCCACTATCGGCGCTCTTCGGAGCGTCGTCATGTGAGCCTTACCCACCACGTTCCACGTGGAACATTCCTGTGAGCGTGTTGGACTGGTGGTTTAACGTAGGTAACGGAGGGAACACCAATGACCATAGAAGACGTCGCAGCACTAGACGTAATCGAAGAGGAAATTGAACAGGAGGAGGCGTGGGATCAGTTCTGCGAATGGTGGGCGGAATTTGGAGAGATGGTGGAGTAAGGGATACAGACAAAGGAGGGAATAAGCGAATGTCCAGATACACAAGTAAAAACCTTGAAGCAGACGTGGAAAACCTCAACCTTAAACTCAAAAAACACAAACACAGACTTCGCTTCCAGGTGGGCGGTCGATACGAATACACTGCTATCGACCTTTATGACCCTAAAATCATGAAAAAATGTGGCGGTCTCGAACGAACATTAATATGTGGTACTCCGCGAGAATGCTTAGCGGAATGCCATGCATATATCGTTGGATACTGTACCTAACCCTTTTTTCCATCCGCAGCAATAACAGCCTCCCAACGGTCAAGGGAGGCTTTTTTATCAGCTATTTGAACGTCTTTCGCATCAGGCAGCACCTTGCGCACAATGAATTTAATCATGTCAATATGAGCGGCTTCAGACATTTCCTGCCACTCAATAATGTCAGGTTCACCATCTTCGGACCTTATAAACATTGGCCGCTTGCCGGTTTTCGCCATTTCGACTGCCAAGTAACAAATCCCTGATTCGTGAATTTGCTCCTTAATCTGAATCACAGATAAATGAGAACTCGCGTTACTTAGTGCCGAGGGGTCGCTCACGATTGCCGCAGCATGCTGTCTCTGTAAGGCCGTAGTCATTTCTACATCATACACCCTGGGTCGAGTGAGGGCAAGTCCTTAAAATCCAACACAGCGCGACACAGAGCCTGCTAAAAATCCCCAACTAGGCAAAATTTGCCTAGTTTATTCTTGACAGACATAGCACAATAATGGAATTTGGGCACTTGTAGTGAACTGCGAGAGCCTTAAAATATTCCTGTAACTCTACGTCACCGCAACACTTAACCTACCCAATCAGCATAATTCGCACAATCTATTTTGTAAGCTCGGTGTGAAAATCGCCAACCACTATCATACAGGTAGGTTAAGGTATGTTTAAGACATTATTCGCATAATTAATTGTGAGCAGTTTGTAGTGTGATTGTAAGCCTGATACTAGGCTCCTATATATATATTTTATTGAATTTATTATATTATATATAGGGTATACTCAATACCCAAATACCCTATATGAGGTATTTTAACGAGCTCTAAAATAAAAAGTAAGTTAAGTGATCTACTTTTGTAGTGTCATACTAAAATCGACAAGTCTATACCCTCATAAGACTTAACCTCACTACAACACCTCCCGCTCTAACCTGTCAATCTGTATGCCTGTATCGCCGTAGCTGTAAAGCACCAGTGTCGTGTCACTTGGGGATATTATTACAATAAGGGTTTTAAGGGAGTTTTTCATTCTTATAGCTTACAAACAACCCTTGGTTGCTAATACATTAACTAATATTTGTAAGCCCATTTAATAAGGGGATAATGGCAATAAGGTTGACAGAGCCCGAAAACCACGTAGCCACAACCCGTTGTATATGAATGGTTTAAGTTAATTATTACCAAGAAGCACTACAAATTTTAAGACCACGTCCAACGATTATCATTAAGTTATCATTAAGCAACCGAGCCAGACCTCCCGAAACATACTGACTAATGGTCAGTAATCAACAAAATGATAGTTAATATGTATACAGATGCAAAAATAGTATGGATTAAAGCCATTAAGGTTGACAGAAAGGGCCTAA